GTCTGCAACCGTAACGGTGGTTGTGCCGTATGGATTAATACCACCGGCTTTACTATCTAGTATTGCTTGTGCAATATCTTCATCACGACCACCTAGCACAAACGCTTGAATACCTCTTGACGGTGTACCATACGAATCTATTTCATCCGAATAATTTTCAATAACCTGAGCAGCACGAACGCTTGTTACATTTAAAATGGCTCTTCGCACTGCTGCAGTTGTACCATTTCCAATACCTTCAACAGTGATATTTGCACGAGCACGTGCCTCGGTATCTGTCTCTTTTTCACGACCACCATCTACTTTTTCACTGTTTATAACACTATCGACATTGGCGTTAGGATTGATAATTTCGGTAATGGTGCCAGCTGGTGTATTGCCAATGGAACCAACTTCGGCACATACGATATCTACCGTACCCACACCGTTACTATCAAGCGTGACGCTACCAATCGTTTCATAAGTAATGTCACTGTTCTGTTTTCCAACCAAAAAGCCACTTTCCACGGTGTACAATGGTGTACCCGTCAAAGTGACTTGCCCAAAAGCATATTCTTCTAGATTTCGTGTAATACCGGCATATGGAAGTAACTTGTCCAGCTGCACGCCCTCTGCCGATTTACGATAGGAGCCATGATAAACCTGTTCAATCGCCATCCATGCAAGGGATAAAAACCATGCCATGATTCGTAATAAAATCCCTAAGAACGCGCGTTCGCTAACATTTGCATCTGCGCCGAATCCTTCTTTGGCTTTTGCAGACATATCTGATAGCAGCTCATCGTAGGTTTTTCTTTTAAATCCATCCCGATCAAGCACTTAAAACCACCTCTCTTTCTAAAACAACGCCATCAACTAAAGTGACTACATAGGCAATAGTACGCTTTCGCTCCTTTTTGTTTGTAATGACTGTTAAGCTTTCGATAGTTTCAATACGCTCTTCTTGAGAAAGAACTCGCAATGCTTCAGCGCGTGCTTCATCATCGGAGGTCTTTTCCAGAAAGCGCATATGCTCTGTACCAGCCGCTTCATTCAAAAACCATTCACCTAAATTGGTGCCGAAAGATATTTCAAGGCATTGGGCCACTTCTTCAGGACCTTCTATTAAAACAAAGTCACCATTTTCAAAGCGTAGATCACCATTAATTAATCCTAAAGTTTTCACTGTTTGAACACCCCCACAACTACTGCATCATGAATACTAAACATTCTAGCTGTGCCTGGATAAACATCAGAACCACGTTGCGCCTCGTCTATTGCCCTCTGACAAAATACTGCAAGAACGACATCACCTGCAATTAAATCAGGAATCATTTCCACGGATTCGGTAAAAGTCAATTCATTGTGTACGTGCTCTCCAGTGCCTGTAGATTGCCCATGTGCGCCTTTGTCTGTAGCAATGACTATTTTCCTGTTATCGTGCACTCTATAACGTTGAAAAAGGACTGGTACCCCCTCAATTGGCGGTAAGCTTTTGGGCTCCTTGTCAATTTCCTTGGCTTTAAAAAGCGGTTGTATTTTGGCTGTACAAGTAGAGGCATCAAAGCTTAATACTTTGCAAGGCATTGCTGTGTTAATTCCAACTAATGCCCCACCCATAAGACCACCAAAAAAAGCAGATGCATTACTCAAAGTATCGCCTCCACTTCTGTGTAATAACTATTCCCTTTGCAAATATGCCTCCCTTTTCGTACCCGAACTGTCGCTTGCACTTCAGAAGATTGAATCTTAATAATGGATGCCGTATTCATACGATATTGCAATAATGAGGTCACTTTATAACCTTTTATCACTTTACCGTCACGTTCATCCTCAAAGTATTCAGGCGATCCAATTAATCCGGTATCTGCAGACAGAACAAAATTATGATTGTCTCCCTCTTTTATAGGGCGAACGTATGTCTGACCTCGACTAATATAGCAAGATGCTCCACAATCTTTTGCGATTCTTTGAATTTCTTTTAAGATTTCACCATCAATGGAATAACCTTTTTTATAAACTTTATTTGTTGGAAGTTTGAGAACGGCTATCTTTAACCCTAACGCTTTAGCGAAATCCTTAATCAAGGCATCAGCTTTAATTGTTTTCTTGTAAGCTCTTTGTAAAGTTTTATTCGCTTTGTAAGGTACAGCATCCAGTACCTTAATGGTTGTCAATTTATCTGTCCCTACTCTTTTCGTAGAATGGGAGCTGATTTCACCTTCCAGTACAAGTCCTTTATCCGCTTTGTACCCGGCATTGATCGTAAATTTCTGTCCACGTTTTAACTGATTAATGGTGTTCTGAGAAAGATTGTATACAGCAACGGTGCTAATATTTGGCGTAAGATCATCATCAAATGGCACTTCAAACTCAATATCTAAATCAGTGTTATTCATTTTCACGGATTCTGTCACAATTTCAACGACACGCATAAATAATTTAGTAGTCAATCATTCATCACCACCAAAAACACCGTCTTATTTAAGTTATCCCATCCTACACGCGTTTCGTTCCCGGCTTCATCAATCGGTACAATTAACGGAGCTGGGAATCGCGCATCATATATTTCACTAAATAACGGTTCACCGTACACAATTTTTTCATTTCTTACTAATATTACATCGTCTTTTGATAAATCTAACGTAAAGAAATCGCCAACAGCGTTATATTCCACACCAATTTGAAAAAGCTCAACGCCCAACTCGATTTCAAACGAATAGGGAATGAGCTCTTTTTCAATATTTATATATTCTTTACTGATCACCAGCTCACCCCACTTTCAATTTTGCGCCGATTGGAATTTTACGGGGGTCATACCCGTTTAATTTCTGTAAGGAAGCTACCGTCACACCATATTTTTTAGCAAGGGCAGAGTAGGTATCCCCTTTTTTTACTGTATGGGTAGTTTCCTTCGTACTTTTTTTATTTTCGGTTTGTTTGCGACCTGCATTTGCTTTAGGTGCAGTAACAGCTTTGACTTCCGGCTTCACATAAGAAGATTGGCCAATTCGAACCTCGGTTAATGTAAGGCTAAACCGATAGCCATTCATAACACCTGAGTTCGCTTTAATTGTCAATCCACTTACAAGCATATTCTTATAAATGCGCCGACCTTCATAAGTAATTAATTTCCCTTCAACTTCAAGTGCTTGAAGCTTTTGTACTAATGTTTCCACTCGATCGGCTGTTGGGCGAATAAGTAAACCGGATAGCTTTACAACAATCGGTTTCCGTTCAACGTGATCTGATAAATCAATTCCTTTTTCCACCTTGTGGGTAGGAGTATCCACATCGATGTCCGCATCCTCATCTTCAACATGAATTAACAACCCCTGCAGTTTAGATGTACCAACTAATTCCTCTGCCATTTTACCCCTCCCTCACTTGTGGCATGACTGCGCCTAAATCTGCGAAAAAGTCCTCAATTACTTCTCGTACACTTTGCCCCGTTTCTTCGTTGGTATTACCACCTTGAACGATGATTTGGACAGGTGCTTGTATGCTTGCTCTAGAGGAGCTTGTGTTATACATAGTCATCGATTCGCCGCGTAAGCTATCATAATCAATTTCTGGGTAACGCCCATCACCATTGATAACACCAAGATCTCGTAACATTTGAGCTTCTTTTGCCGGTATAATTGCCTCGTCTTTATGGATTTCTGCGACCATATCATAAGGCACACGTCCGATACCTGAACTGAACCCTAAAACATTCTCACTCACCCAATTGACTGCACCACTGATTTTATCACCAACATTAAAGTTCTTAAGAGCTTCTGTTGCTCCACCTATTTTATCAATTACGGATTGGATTGAACCTACGATAACATCGAAAGCTTTAGCAATAGCATCTAGTACAGGTTTCATGATCTCCCAAGCACCTTTAATAGCTGATGCTGCTATAGGCAATAAGGGTACGATAATATCTTGTACTAAATAACTAACAATAGATGCCATTGTCTTAAATAATGAACCTCCAAGCTCTAATATAGGAGAAATGATTTTAAACGCTGTTTCAATTACACCCTGCGCAACTGGCATTAAAGGTATAATTATATTTTCGACTAATCCTTGTATTGCCGACTTAATAGCTCCAAAGATATTAGTTGCCCCCTCAACAATGTTACTGATATAACCAAACGCTGTGCTAATGTATTCTTGGGCAACTGGAATCAACGGAATAATTACTTCGTTTACGAATTGCATGACGACATCTTTTGCGTAGAAAAATGCATCACGTACTATATTCCCGAACGTTGCAATACCTTCTGCAATTTCAGGTGGTATGCCTAACGCCTCCCAGATGTCCGCCACTTCGCCCGTATCGTAGACTAACGCCATGACACTGTCGTATACAGCCATTACAACGTCTTTTACTACCGCCAGCTTGTCGAATGCACTGGAAAGGAAACTCATGAAGGGGCCGGGGTCAACATTTGAAAGAGTATCCGCAAGTACAGTTACAACTCCTACCACTTGCTCAAGTATCGGTGTCCCAACCTTTTCCAAAAAACCTTCCCACGCAGAACGGAGGTTACCAACTTGGTTTTCCCAGGTATCAGATTCTTTAGCCGCTTGTCCTAACGCCCCAGAAAGTTTATTGCCATCCTCGACCATTTTTAATAACGTATCTTGTTTCTGATATTCAGTTAAATCGTTGAACTTTTTACCGAACAACTCAGTAGCTTTCGCATTACGAGTAAACTCCGTAGCACTAATACCCAATGCGGCATCATTTTCGTAGTTCATTTGTTTACGTCCAAGGCTTTTTATCCTCGGCTCCTTATAGTTTCCTATAAGTTCAGCATACATTTTCAACTCAAAGAGTTGTCGGACACTCGTGGGGATATTATTGCTCTCCTAACGCTCAATCCCTATGCGTTACGGTGCTAGATGATGGTCTAGTTACCTCGGTATTAACATAGCTAAGCCTTAGCCTCTACCGATTTTGTCCGATGTTTACCACTAAATCGCTCTAGTGGGGGGCAACTTCTTTACCCTTTAAAAATGACTGTAAGCTCTCTGCCGATTCCTCGATACTTCGGTCATAAAACGCTGCTGAATCCGCCGCCGCTAATGTTGCACGTTCACTTAATGCCAGTGCATCCGCAGTGTCGGCACCTGTGGTTTTAGCAAAGGCCGCAATTTGAGTGAATGTACCTTTTAATCGATTTTCGTACATACCTGTTGTTTGCGATATTTTGCCAAGGCTTTCAGCAGCACCCGCTTCCATATCACCAAACACCGAACTGAATTGAGCATCTCTGGCTTGACCACTCGCCGCCGCTTCAATAGCGGATAATCCGAAATCTTTGATTTTATCAATCGCAAACCCAGCTGCAACTGCGGCACCAATAGCTAAAATGCCTGTTTTCAATTTGCTAAAAGCACCTTCTGCATTATTGGCTTCGTTTTCAAGATTATTTAAATTATTATTATCGAGATTATCAATAGAACTCTCTACACGCTCGATAGTGTCATCTAAATCCCGAAAATCATCTCGAACACCGTTAACTTCTAAATCATTTAAGCCACCTGCATCAAATGTGCTAATACGCCTTACAACATCATTAAGAATCCTATCTAAATCGGCAAGAGGACCCGTATCGACATCGACGCCAATGCCAACACCTAAATCACGAATCATGTTGTTCCCCCTCTCTGCTGGTTTTTCCTCTCGATGTAACTATCCAGTGCTGCGTTAGCTTCCATAATTTCATCCAACGTCATACTAGATGCTTCGGTATAGGATAAAAAACCCTCTGAAACAGGTCGCCAAAAAGCCCAATTGTCGTCTACTTTTTGACGATATAAGTGTAATGGTTTAGCTTTCCTGAAAAGTGAATTTCACGGCTTCCTTCATCACTTCTGTGAATCCTCCGTTTTCTTCAAAATGTTCATAATTGACTTTGCCGCCCTCTTTTAAAAATACAACATGTTCCATTAAGTCGTTATATAGTTTCTCGCCAACCTGTACACCGTTTTCATTTTTAGAGTTATCGCGCATGCGGATCGCTTCACGTAATCCTGGATATTGAATGATATAATCTACGCCGTTAACTGTAATTTCTTTTTGTTCGCCTTTTTTCGCCATTGCTTTTCGCTCCCATTCCTTGCGCTTCAAGTGCGCTGTTATATGATTTTTTTTCATCAGTAATTACAAAAGAGTGAGCAACAGCCCACTCTCCTTTCGTTTTATTTCACCGTATAATCAAATACTTTTAACGTAAACACGCGATTAGTTGCAGCTTTACCAAACTCTTTATCAGATGTTTTAGTAACCATGGACTTTGTGCCGCCTACAACTTCTTTTACCTCATTATTTGAGTTAACCCATACTGGTACCATTGCTCGAGAATTTGCTAAACCGTCTAATATCGCAATTGAAGGAGATGTTTGATTTAAAGTGATTTCAATCGTCCCCATACCATCACCATTAATCGAAACTACTGCATCTCCTTGAGCTGATGAACTGGCTTCGAAGTTATCGTTATCCTTTGAGGCCTTTACCATAGTACCATCTGCATAACCCGTAATAAAAACGCCCCCAACCGTCGTTACGACTTTGCGAGCGTCATATGTTCCGATATGTCCTGTCATTTATATATCCTCCTTAAACTACCATTTCGCCGTAAACTGTTGCTTCATGGATTGCTCCGGCAAGTTCAAGGCTAAATGATAGTCCTTTGTAATGACGTTCTACACGATCTGCTACATTCGATTGATTGCGATTCAATGCTGTCAACGTGTATAAAGGTTGCTCTGCATCATCTAATGCAATGATGCCTTGCTGACCTGCGATTTCTAAAATGGTACGTGCCTCCCCCTCAATGCGAGGGATACCCGCATCATCAAATGAAACCTTATCGTTATTCGCAAATAATTGAGCGATAGCATTTTCCATATTCACTTTCACCCAGTCCTTACCGTGAATAACGTCAATGTATTCGCCTGAAAGCATCGTACCCTCAGACGTTTGATACTGGCCGCCTTTTGATACATAAGCGAAACCATTTAACGCATGGATTGCTAATAGAGTCGTTGCATCATACGGTGCAGGATCCACGCCGATTAACCGTTTGAATTTATATGTGATTGAACCAACTGGTTTTGAACCATGACCACCGATTAATGCCAAATGAGGGTATTGTTCAAGCTTGTCATGCATCATAGTAAATGTACGATCATACTTTTTAGCGGACAATGTAGTTAAATCTTCGATACTGTCAACTGTATGTCCAGCCACTTTAACCCCCTCCCCTTCCACAATATCGGAAATCGCGATATAGTCTGCTACGGTACCAGTAGCTAATGAAACAAAATACCAATCTTCATCGTAATATTTTTCAAGCACATCAGCTGCGGTAACCCCTTCGCCGTCATATGTGGCAATCGCTACTTTGGCAGTGCTTGTATCACCTTGTTTAAAGGCTACACGTGCCGCTTTATAAGCATCTGTAGTATCGGCAAAATCAACTTCTACTCCTTCAATATCCCCGTAAATTTTGAATGTTGAAGTGCCTGCTTTTTGAGCCAAAATTAACGGCGTGCCTAAACCTTCAAGAGCTGCAGGCTTTTTAATATTAATAATGACCTTTACATCCTTTAATGGCATTATTATTCCTCCTTATGATTGACAGTGACTTTTTCAATCACATCAATGTTATATGTTTCTGTATCGCGCACTCGTAATCGGACATCAAAGCCAATTCGGCGCTCATATTCAATATTTAAAAAAACATCCCTATTCGTAGCCGGTAAAACGTCCACAATAGCGATGTAAGCATCTGATAATTCAACTGTCCCTTTGCCCAGGAAATAATTACGCGCTTTGTTTGCTAAGTCCGTGGCACTTTCTATCGCATCACTATGAGCCGTTAATGACAAAACCATTTCATAATCCTGTTCCATGGTCTGTATGCCATCGCCCGTAAATAATACAGGTTGCCCAACACCAATTGCAGGAGAAGTCTGTTTGATCGCGATAAAAGGATAAGGGGGCTGTTTACTAGTTGTCTCAGCTTGTATGACGTTTTGAGCAATGTAATTGGATAAACCATTTTGCAATGGAATCCACCAATCATCATACTTAATCAAACGAACTCACCCCTTTAGCAATATAACGGTAAAAATCACCATACGGCTTAAAATTGGCGCTTGTATCAACAGTATACTTATGACCGTCTTGCTCGATTTTATCACCATGTTTTAATGCTCTCAGGCTGTAAATTTGTGCATCAGCACTTGTTACGGATCCACCTAATTGAGCAATAGTTTTAATATCAAACGGGATTACCGCTAAAGAAATTATTTCTTGTGACGGTTCACCCTCTACCCACTTACCATTCACCCATGTACCTTCAGTAGCTTCTCCATGCAAAATAGTAGGACGGCTGTATTTGTTGATTAAACGAGCAAAATTATAGATACTCAATCAACTTCAACCTCCATCCCTCCAATTAATCCACCATTATCTACTAAAGGATTGTTAGAACCTTTACGCTCGACTGTAAATGGATGATTGACAGGGTTATCTAAATCCCGGGCATGTTCCTGTATTTTCCCTCGCAATTCCAATGCCAGCATTTCATAGAAGGTTTCAACTGACACATGCCCGGCAATGACATCAGCAATAAACTCATCTGCCTTCCTTTGAACGTCTGTTGCATGCTTGTCTGCACCAGTACGCAAAAACGAGCGCTCCGGAATAACAATGTGGGTTGTTTCTGCTCGCAAATGAAGCCCCTGAGAAGCAAGATAACCTCTCATTTTGTCGGTCACTTTAATACGAGCGCCGTATTCGTGAACGCCGGCTATCATTTCTAGTTCAGAACCTGCCTGATAGCCGACCTTTGCTTTCTTCTGATTCATCTTCCGCAGATCCGCAATGATTTCTGGGATGCGATTATTATCACGAACGGTTACTCTAATACGGGCCATGATCGAACCCCCTCTTATAAGGAGTAAATCGTGCTTTCCTTAGCCTTGCTTGTGATAACTTACTGATCAGTGCACTATCACGTTCACTTGCAGAATCAAAAGTTTGAGACATACCACCAATAGATTCGGATTTAATACCGTGATTCCCCTGTAATTCAAAAGCTACATATTGAGCGACAACACCTTTTGCCACACGTGGCAGCATAAGCACATCATCAATAAGGAAAGACTGACCACAAACCCGAATTACCCAATCTATAGCCTCACCTAGTTTCATTTTTAAATATGCATCGTTGCCCGTATCACTCTCCGGCAGTTGCAGCAGGATCTTCAGTTCCGTTAGTTCCATCAGGATCACCTTCACCCACAAGAATTAATGTAATTAAATCGTCTTTATTATCACTGGATTTATATTTAATGTTCTTGTCATCTAAATATTTCTTGAGATCAGCAACCTTGTATTCATCCAATTCATTAGCATCTAACGTGCTGAAATCGACAGGTTCCTGTTCCTCGTATATTTTAAAGCCTCGACCTTTGTATAAAAGCTCGTAAGCTCGTTCTGTTGCATTAATTACGCGACCTTTGTATTCGTACTTTGGCATGTCATTGCTCCTTTCAAGAAAAATAAAAGAGCGAGCTATAGGCTCACCCTTATCCTCCAACTACTGTTGATGGCACTAATGCAGCAAACGCATCATCCTTCAACGTCATGAAACCGATATGCATCGTTGCTCGTAACGCAAACATATCACGTTCGAATAAGTTTACTGGATTTCCTTCATCATCAACGATTGTTGTTAATGTCGCATCTTCTGAAACAGCATATTCGATATTCTGTAAAATACCGTAACGCGCCATATCCCAATCACCAGCTAATGCTAATGCTTTCGTTGTATCAAACGAAGCTTTTGGAGCGTAAGCAATTGGCTGTCCTAATACTTGTGCAGTAACATTGCCCGTTGCATCATTGAAAATCGGCAAGTTGTTTTGATCCACTGCACCCCGTAAATTTTTGCGGAATGATTTAGTCGTTGTTAAACCATTGAAATCATGGTCCCCATCTTCTAATAAAGCAATGACATCGTTGAAATCAAGGTAAAGGTTAGCATTTGTACGTTCTTCTACTGTTTGACCACTTGAAACAATGCGCTCCCATACCGATACCCCTGTTGCATAAGGAGAACCGTTACCGAACAATGCTGCCTGGTCGAACTTTTTATAAAAGGCCTCAGCGATCATCGGACGGACTTGATCGAAGAAATCTGTTACAGTAAATTTTAAAAATTCTTTAGAAACTGGAATGATTACCCCAAGTTTTTTCGCTTCCATTGACGCCTCTAACCATGTTGCCTTAGAAGTTTGAATACGTTCAGCCTCTCCTACCCAGTATGCGCCAGGTCCATCTGCTAAGTACGTGAATGTTTTCTTTAATGTGTTCATAGGTTCATATTTGGCAAGTTGCATTACTGCCGAGCTTCCCATGACTTCTTTTAAAACAAGCGTCCCTGTTTCCGTTGGGATTGAGCCTGTGCGAGCATTCGCTAATAAAACATTAGCCGGGTTAAACGTTTCGAATTGACCGATATTCACTGATAAACGCTTTTTAATTGTTTGCATATAAATTTTCCTCCAATAGGTTTGTTATTTTCGTAATGATACTGATTCAGCAATTGCGCTCACATCAATAGCAGATGCGCCACCCTTAGTGCTGTGTTCAATATCACGTCCATTTTCTTTAAATTTGGCATCAACTTGTGTTTTAACGATTCCATCTAAATCAGATTTCAGCTCATCAAGCAATGCCGTTGTAGCCGTTTCGTCGTCTCCTAAGAAACGTTCGATGTATTTACTAGCAAATGCATTGTCTAAGCCCTGCTTGGTTGCATGAGCTAAAGCAGTAGCTTTTAATTGAGCAAGCTTTTGAGCTTTCTCGCCTTTCGTAATCTTTTCTTCCAGCTCACGAATGCGCTTTTGCTCAGGTGTTTCATCTGGATTGCGTTTCTTAACCTCTTCATCCACTAATGCATCAAGGTTATTTGTTTTCCACGTATCAAGACTTCTAGTGAAATGTGCGTCTAACTTGGGTTGAAGTACTTTTTTACCCTCGGATGTATCAAGGAATGTTTTCACTGCATCAGGTGTCACGACATTCGTTTTATAATATGCCTGCACTTCTGCACTCTCCTTATTAGCATCCAAGAACGCCTGCACCTGTTCAAATGTCAGTTCGCCATCAAACTGCGAAATATTTACGGATAAACGTTTTTTAAACTGTTTCATATTGTCCTCCTAGCCAAGCAGTTCAAGCCTACTTGTCCTTTTCGATTATTTGTACTGATAATTCATGAGGAAACTGTTCCTCTAAATCTTGTAGAAAACGAACAGACGACTGCAAGAGCGTTGAAACTGCAGCACATACCTTCGAATCGGTATGGCCCTCTGCTTCAATCTTCATGTAGCCGTCTGGATTAGTTGTAACTTTAATTTTTGTAGCCATGTTAGCCACCTTTCTGCCCTTACTGTACGAGCCAGTGAGTGCAAGGTTTGGATGCCCTATTCGCTTTTATACTCTGTTTAGGCTTTCGAGTTGTGATATAAAGCGCCAGGCTTCATATCTTACCTGCTCCCGCCCTCTCATATCGAGAAGCTGCCATCCAATAGCAGGCGTCCCCGTTTTACTACGTAACGCTGTAGCGCGAGATATGGATCACCTCCTTATAGCCGTGAACGAGCCATTATGTTCTTAGGTTTACGCATGTCTGTTTGTGATTTCATTAGAAGAATCCTTACTAATGTAAACTTCATGAATTCCACCCTTTCAGGCATAATAAAAAGCCGTATCGCTACGACTTCAAGAAATTCAACTCATTGTCTTTTAATACCTGATGTAGAACGATAGCAACACGATTAATCATATCTTCGTCCTGCTCTTTGTAGCCAGCTTCCAAGAAAATAGCGTGTGTAACTTCATGAACGAATGATTGAATCTTACGGTCATCGTTCAACGCTTTATCAACACGGATATGGCTGTTAAAGAAATCAATTCGTCCCCATGCTTCTTCAATATGAATTAAGTTCTCCTGTTCTTCTACTGTGTATGTTACGCCTGCTACTTTAAATTCCGTTGGTAATGACATTAAAACACTCCTTTTATAATAGGTATTTGTATGGCAAATTTTATACGGTCTTTTTCCAATCTTCAAAGGTCTGTTCAGCGAGCTGGTCATTCGTTCGTCCTTCAATACGATCTACCTCATAAACCAAAAAGCAACGGCAATTAATATCATGATGTGCATAGCCGCTGTTACCAGGTGCCGATGTCTTTTCACCTTTACCAAGATCAAATAAATCATCCACTGGAATCTTTACTTGGTCCATTTTCACATGATTAGCTTTTGAAATTTTACGAACACGACTATCTTTCATGTTCACCCATTTTTTCATCATGACTACGCCACGTTTGTTAGCGTTTTGTACACTGTCTAATGTACCGGCTTCACGTACTCGATGCGTTTCTGTACGAGCAATTCGAATCGATTTCTCATAATCCCCTTGAAATGTTTCAGTAAGATTATTGGCCATTTCTTTATAAGTAGACCCACGCACAAGATTCTGCGTAACATTTTGATTGATTTTATAGATAATGTCGCGACGATTCTTTTCGATAGTAGCTGCAAGGGTTAAACCTTTCACTGGATTATCTATGGCTTGCTTAATTTGGTCAGCTTTTAATGACCGATATTGCATATTCACTCGAGCTTCCTTTTCAATCGCCCAAGACATCCATTCATAGGAATAAACATAATGTGTGGATAGAAGCGCATAGAAGCTCGTCTGCGTGGTTTTAGACATAGTATTGATATGTTGACTCATTGATTCGGTAAACTTCTTTAAACGGTCGAATTTTATCATTTCAGCGTAGGTCAGTTTTCCATCTACTTCATACTTTTCGTAAATAGCCCCTAATTCTGCAAGAACATCTTTAATGAGCTTGCGATAAAATAACCGAATGCTATTTTCTGTGGATGATAATTGCTTATTACTCCACTGATCCAGCTTCTTGCTATACTTCTCCAGGTCCATTTGGTTCACCGTCCTCTGGCATCAACGGTGGTATTGCGTCCCGTTCCAGCTCACGTTGTTCCATTTCATATTCAACATCATCAACATTCGGAAGCGTAGCAAGTGCCGTCTTGTGCGAAGTGATTGCAAGCATCGCAACAGCTGCGTCCACTTTTTCTTTAATGTTCACCGGAATATTGCGTTTAAATTCAAACCATAACTTCAAATAGTCCTCTTTCTCGCAAATACCTTTCTTAGCCCAGGCACTGCATAGCACTTTAAATTGATAGCGAAGTGCTGCCACCATTTTGCGTTCCATCGTTATGCATTTATTTTCTAAGGACATGAGTTTAAATTCGAGTGCTACACCCGTAACATTCCCGCCAAAAGCTTCATCACTAAAGTTAACGGATTTAGCCAAACGCATAATGTTTTCTTCTAAACGATCCAAATGATGCTCGATAAGACTGTCATTAACATCTTTGGTTAAGTAGTACACATCATCTTCTTTATCAAATAACTCCATACGCCCTGTTTTATGCAGGTTTCGCTCACCTTCATCGTCTAAGCCGATACCTCGCATAACTAAATAAGCCAGTCGATTACTCTCAATCTCGTTGCTTGCATCAGAAAGTGTTCGATTGTAAGCATCGATTAAGCTAAATACTCGTTCTGAATCTGCCATTAACTCTTCGTTATTTGGTAATCCATATAACGGGCAATATTCGAACGTGTGCTGTTTCTTATCGACTTGTGTTAACCCATTTGCACCCGATTCAAAGACATAATAAAAAGCGCGATCATAAAATTCGACGCGCATCTTGTTATCGGCAATATCGAAATAACGGATAGCAAATTCTGGTTCAGTGTAATCTGTACTGGAAATGATGATGGTTTCCCATGGGTCAATATTGGCAATGCGTTCTTTACCCTCATAATCAATATAAGCTAAACGAGCACCATACCCACAAATTGCGGATTTTTTACCCCATTCGCTGTCCTTATCATCTGTATTGTTTCGCAGTTTAAACGTATCAATTTCAGATTTAAGTGATTCCAAATTCTCTCGTTCAGCCTGATCTACCTCATAATTGATAGGATGGCCGAACATATAACCAACCTTTGTATCTACAATTTCAGCGTCAAAGCTGTTATTTAATCGGTTATTAACCTTATCATCAATACGCTTGATAGAACCTATTTCGAAATCCTCATAACTAGCAGCCTCACGTGTTAAAATCGGGACCGCATCAACTTCTGCTTTATACCGACCGTACATTCCCAATCTACGGTTTGCATCATCTTTATGCTCATCAATGACCTTTTGTATTAATGCAGCATCGGCGCCATTGTCACGAAATTGGCGCACATACTTTTGTGTGTTCACCGGCTCACATCCTCCCTGTAATAATCTGTTTGTAATAATGCGTGTAAAGAGCATAGCGCAATGCATCGAGTACATCGTCAAATACCTTTACCGGCTCACCTGTTTTGTCATTCCAAGCATACATATAAATCTCTTCGTCAAAACGTTTTACTCTATCTTCTACAACATACAATTTTCGAAGTTTAAAGCGTCTAGCTACTGCCTCGATTCCAGCGACGACCGATTTTTTAGCATAAATAGCACGAAGCCTTTCCCGGCGAAATCGCTCTATATGTTCGGTACGTGCAGTATCACAATAGAAATTGATATTGCCGTAGCGTTCTTTAACATCTTTGGCAATAACAACCCAATCGTCAATCTCCTTATGCTGATGTGCATGTTCCTCGCATAGGAATAAATCGCCTGTATCATCTTCAGCTAACACGACAATAGAGCCATGGTGCTCATAACCCCAGTCAACACCTGCAAAGTAACTAACGATGTTTTTCTTAGCAAATTTCTCTGAAGAAATATAGTGAACGTTTTTATTAAAGTCTTTATAAATTATTCCTTCTGCAGCTACCCATTGCCCGTGAATATCTCGGTCTGTAAACATGCCAGTAGGAGTACTAGCAACAATGGATTCAACATATTCAGGATCTAATCGGTCGTTATCAAATAGTGTAAAATGAAATGCTCGAATATTGACGCGTCCATTTTTCAATACTTGCCCGTCTTTATCAATGTAATCCTTTTTAACGCTGTGGGCTGGGTTTTCGGGGTTTGTATCAATTAGAACTCTTGCTCCTTGATAAGAACAGCGGGAAATGACTTCCTTCACAAACATATCATGCAGTGCCGTTCCCTCATTCAACAATGCGCCTGCCGCTGTAAATCCACGTGCTTTTTTCCATGAATCGGATTGAGCGCCATCGAAGCAGTAAACCTTATTGCCAAATACCGTGATGGCATTCGATTTATTGAGCTTCAACTCTTTCCCGAGAATCGCTTCCATATCATCTAGGATGTTACGGCGAATACTAGCTTGCGTAGCTCCACCGATAATGAATGAAAGACCTTGCCCCTCGTACTTCGCGATGTGCATTAAAAAAAGCAGAATAAACACGAATGTTTTCCCTGCCCGTTTCGCTCCACTGGCGACTATTATTTTCGGTTGTTCTTTAATAAACGAATCCATAACTTCCATTTGCTTTTTTGTCAGTTCGGTCATGTAACATCACCAGCCATCCGGCGTAGCATCTTAGCAATTTCTGATTCCTGTGTATTGGTATCAGGGTTTTTAATTTTGTTGATTTCGATTTTAAGTTTCTCAGCCTGTAATTGCTTTACTTCACGCTCATTCAATAAGTCCATATGTTTAGATAAGAACTCAAGAGCTTTCATTTTGTCGGCGAGTTTAATCGTAATGCCATCCTTGCCCTTTTTCACTTCTGTAATGAGCGAACCATCAAGATCACTAGAATCACTCAAATGTGTGTAGTTGACTTTATATTCAATCGGTTTGCCCATATCATCTAAGGTTTCCACTGTTTCTGTTCCAAACTGAACATAGTCGGTAATATCTGCAAAGGCTATATCAATCCATTTTTGAATGAGTGTACGCTTATCGAGCAAAGCTTCCTGAGTTAGTTCGTCACGCACACGGATGACCTCGGCTTTAATCCTAGCATTTCCTAGCAACCTTGGACCATTTACTAACGCAACTGTACGACTGCACTCATATGCTTTCTGATATGCCTTAGTAGCATTCCAACACTTGACGTAAAACGCAATAAAAAGCCGTTGCTTAT